GAAAGAAGTTTGAGACACCATCATATTCTAGCCCAAGAGGCGGTCGTAGAGGATGTTTATGTAAAGATGGCAAGACCTACAGCAAAAAATGCTGTGACGGTACACTTAGAGCGCAAGGCATAGGCAAAACTAGAGCCTGAAAATACAACAGTATCTTATTCCATTAGTTAAATATATAGTTAATTATTGTTTAACCCTATTAATTAGTATATGAAAGCTAACGAAATTGTAGAGCGTTTCAAGAACGTACTACTTAGCAATGAAGTTGAAGTTGAAGCTCCTGAAGTAAAAGAAGAAGCTGCTCCTGAAGTTGAAGAGCAAGTAGAACTTTCTGAAGACGTTAAGAACATCGAGGTTGAGGCTTCTGAAGAAGAAGTTGACGCTGGATATCACGATAAAATGGAGGAAGATGACGATATGGACAGGTATGCTACGAAAGAAGACCTTGCTAAAGCTATGGCTGAAATAAAAGGTATGATTGAAGAGCTTGCCGCACAGAAGGAAGAAGAATTGGAAGTTCCAACTGAACTTGCAAATCAAGAGCCTGCTGTTGAACCAATCGCTCACAGTCCAGAAGCAGAGGTTTCTAAGAAGCCCCTAAATTTATATGCACAGAAACGTGCAATGACTACTAAAGATATTGTATTTAATAAACTATTCAATTCATAAAAATGGCAACAACCACATCTATTACAACAACTTACGCTGGTGAATTTGCAGGGAAATATATTTCAGCAGCTTTATTGAGCGGTAAAACATTGGCAGAAGGTGCAATCACCGTAAAGCCAAATGTTAAATTTAAAGAGGTAGTAAAGAAAATTTCTACAGATGCAATCGTAAAGGATGCAACTTGTGATTTCGACCCTACGTCTACACTTACACTAACTGAGCGTATCCTTCAACCTGAAGAGTTCCAAGTGAACCTTGAGCTTTGTAAGAAGGACTTCCGTTCTGACTGGGAAGCAGTACAAATGGGATATTCTACATTTGACAACTTACCTCCTTCTTTTGCTGATTTCTTAATCGGTCACGTAGCTGCTAAAGTAGCACAAAAAACTGAGCAAAACATTTGGGGTGGAGTAAACGCTAATGCAGGTGAGTTTGACGGTCTTACAGTGCTTATGGCTGCTGACTCTGACGTAAATGACGCTGCTAACGGTTCTGAGACTAGCTATACTTCTTCTAACATTGTAACTTTGTTCGGAAATGTAGTTGACGCTATTCCTTCTGCTGTTTACGGTAAAGAAGACTTAACTATCTATGCTCCAACTGCTGCTGTTCAGGCGTATGTTCGTGCATTAGGCGGATTTGGTGCTTCAGGCTTAGGTGCTGCTGGTACAGGTAGCCAAGGAACTCAGTGGTACAATATGGGGAATGCACTTTCTTTTGAAGGTATCAAAGTTCAGCAAACACCAGGTATGCCATCTGACCACATCGTTGCTGGCGAGGCTTCTAACATCTACTTCGGCACAGGTCTATTAGCTGACCACAACGAAGTTAAGTTGTTAGATATGGGTGACTTAGACGGTTCTCAAAATGTAAGAGTTATTATGCGATTTACTGCAGGTGTACAATACGGCATCGGTAGTGACCTTGTGTTACAAACTCTAGCATAGTAAAATAAATTGTTAAACATAGAAGGGTAGGTAAGCCTTAAAGCCTACCTGCCCTTTTTTAATACCTAAAAATAATTATGGCTTGTGATTTAACTAGAGGGCGTAAAGAACCTTGTAAAGATGTAGTAGGCGGAATAAGAGCCGTTTACTTTACTGACTTTGGTGATTTCGGTACTGTTACACAGACAGACGATGAGATTACCGATATGACAGGTACTTTTACTGCCTTCAAATACGAAGTAAAAGGAAATTCTTCTCTTGAGCAGACAATTAATGCTTCTCGTGAGAATGGAACTTCTTTTTATGAGCAAACACTTAACCTAACTCTACATAAACTAAGTAAAGAGGACCACAAAGAGATTAAAATCTTGGCTGCAGGTCGTCCGCACATTGCTGTAGAGGACTATAACGGAAATGTTATGGTGGTAGGTTTAGAGCACGGTGCTGATGTATCTGGAGGTACAATTGTAACTGGAGCTGCTATGGGGGACCTAAGTGGATATACGCTTACGTTTACCGCACAGGAAACTAAGCCTGCTAATTTTGTAGCTAGCCCAACGGCTGCTGACCCATACGCAGGAATGTCAAGTGCTACTGTAACTGTAACTGTAGGAACTAATTCTTAAACATAGTACCTTCTTAAACGCAATAGGCCCTACCTTACGGTGGGGCTTTTTTGTAAACAAATAACCGGCCTTTAAGTTATATATATATGAAAGTGTTACTTCCGTCAACAAGCTCACAGACGCTTAAGATTATCCCTCGCTCTTATGTAGAGGCGAGTAATCTTAGTTTGGTTATAAAAGAAGACGGTACGGGCAAAACAGAAACGCTTACCAGCCTTACCTCAACGATTGACGGTAACTACATAAGCATCCCTTGTACGTTCTCAATACTATCTGAAGGTAGTCTTTATTTTATGGAGCTGAAACAAGGATCAAGTTTGCTTTTTAGGGATAAGGTGTATGTAACCTCACAGACAGACAGAAAGCAAAAACAAACAATTAACAGTGGTAAATATACAGAACACACTGCTGCTCCAACAGGACAGAAATATATAACAGTTTAATATGGCCAGAAAGAAAAAATCAGAAGGAGCAATAAGAGTAGTTAACCTGCAAGGCTACACCATTCCTAAGATAAAAGAAGACTACCGCAATGATTGGGTAACATACGGAGAAGATAATAACTACTTCGGAGACCTAATAGACAACTATCTTAGCAGTCCAACTAACTCTTGTTGTATCAACGGTATCGTAGATATGATTTACGGTAGGGGCTTAAGCGCAACAGACAGCGAGGAGAAGCCTGAGATGTTTGCTAGATTCAAAATGATATTAAAAGACGAAGAAGTAAAAAAGTTAGTCAATGATTACAAGTTACTTGGCCAAGCTGCCGTTCAAGTTGTATACAATAAAAGCAAAACTAGAATCACTTCTCTTACGCATTTTCCTATGGAAACGCTAAGAGCGGAGAAAGCAGACGAAGGAAGAATAAACGCATACTACTATCACCCTAAGTGGAGTGAGTATAAGCCATCTGACAGCCCTAAAAGAATACCTACATTTAGCAACGGTAAAGCCAGTGAGCTTAGAGAACTTTATATTATTCGTCCTTACAGACCAGGGTTTTATTACTATGCACCTGTAGATTACCACGGATGTTTACAGTATTGCTCGCTTGAAGAGGAGGTATCTAATTACCATATAAACAATATTCTTAATGGGCTTCAACCGTCACTTCTAATCAACTTCAATAACGGAGTTCCTGACGAAGAAGCACAACAGCTTATAGAAAACAAAATACAAGACAAGTTCGGAGGAACGTCTAACTCAGGTAAGTTTATACTAGCGTTTAATGAAGACCCTGAACGTGCAGCAGACATAGAGCCAATCCATTTACCAGACGCTCACGCACAATACCAATTTCTGTCTGACGAGGCTCGTGAGAAGATTATGCTTGGACACAGAGTCGTTTCTCCGATACTGCTTGGAATAAAAGATAATACAGGCTTTGGGAACAACGCAGAAGAGCTTAGAACGGCTTCTGTGCTTATGGATAACATTGTTATTAGACCGTTCCAAGAAAAGATAATAGAGTGCCTTAAAATGATTCTGGCATTCAACGAGATTGACCTTAACCTGTACTTTGTTACGCTACAGCCGATTGAGTTTACTGAGCTAGACAATATCGAGACTAAGATTAAGCGTGAAGAAGAAACGGGAGAGAAGCTGTCGGCAATAGACCGAGTAAAGTCACTATTTAAAAAGAAAGAAGATGAAGGCACTGTTCATAACGACTGATGATTTAAGGCGCAAGTCGCTTGTAGGTGGTACTGTAGATGCCGACAAGTTTATTCAATATATTGAGGTCAGCCAAGATATCCATATACAGAATTATCTAGGTACTGTACTGTATGACAAAATTCAACAGTTGATTGTAAATGGCCAGGTAGACCTACCTGCGAATGCAGACTACAAAACGCTCCTAAACGAATATTTAACACCGATGCTTATTTGGTTTGCTCAGTCAGACTATTATATGTTTGCATCTTACCAAGTTAGTAATGGAGGTGTATTTAAGCATCGTAGCGAGTCTTCAGAGACTCTCTCGATGCAAGAGGTACAATATCTAGTAGAGAACTCACGCAATAAGGCAGAGTTCTACACAAGGAGGTTTTTAGATTATATGACGTTCAACAACGACCTGTATCCTGAGTACAATGCTGCCAATAACGAGGGTATGTATCCAGACAAGTCAGATAATTTCAATAGTTGGGTATTATGATATATAAACCAAAGAAACAAAACATAATTAAGCTAAAACAGTTTTTAAATAGATGCCAATACCAGAACCAAAATCAGGAGAAGAGCAAAGGGAATTTATACAAAGATGTATTGTCCAAATAAGTTCGGAATACGGTAAGGATCAAGCATTGGCTATTTGTTATAAAAAATATAGAGAGAAATAATGGCGTACGGAAAGATATACGAAACAACATACTGGGGATTTGTAAGTAGCACTTGGGGAAGTATTTACCAAAGTATTGCACAAACCCTCAACAGGGTTACAGCAGAAAACGGAGATTTTCTAATAGCTGAAAACGGGGATAATATAATTATAGAAGAATAAAAAATGGCAAATAAAAAATTTAGTGAGTTTACGCTCAAAACAGATAGTGCAAACGTAGACTTCTTAGTAGGTTTCGAGGGTACTGATAACGTAAGGATAGCACCAAGCAATTTAGGCGGTGGTGGTGCATCGTCTTTAAACGGTTTAAGTGATGTTTTAATAGATGGCACTTCTACTTATATAGTAAACGTTCCAAGCGGTTTAAGTAGTAACCCTTCAGACAATACTGTTGTTGGTAATAATGCAGGGGAAGCTATTACTTCAGGGTCAAGGCTGACTATATTAGGTCAAAACGCAGGTAGTGCTGTCAGCAGTTCAATTAGAACTGTTATAATAGGACACGATGCAGGGAAAAGTATTACTACTAATGGATGGGATAGTGTACATATAGGAGATGCAGCAGGTCAAAATGTAACTGGTCAAAAAAACACCTCCGTTGGAAAAGACGCAATGTTAAAAGCATCAGGAACTTCTGATAATTCGGAATGTACAGCGATTGGTCAAAGAGCGTTGAGGGCTTTGCGAACAGGTAACCAAAACACAGCTTTAGGTGCTTCGGCAGGAGATGAAATGCAAACAGGTAGTAATTCAACAATGATAGGCTATCACGCACAAGCATCAAGTACATCCGCATCTAATGAAATTACTCTTGGAGACAGTAATATCGCTACGTTAAGATGTGCAGTTACCTCTATAACTTCTTTATCTGACGAAAGAGATAAGTCAGAAATAAAAGATTTACAATACGGATTAGATTTTATTAACAGCCTACAACCAAGAGAGTTTATTTGGAATAACAGAGCTGAAACAAGAACAAATACAGACATAGATGGAAACGAAACAGAAGTAGAATTTTATTCAGCTAATAAAGGAAAAAAAGACTTCGGTTTTATAGCACAAGAAGTACAGTCAGTAGATGATGATACTTTAAGGCTTGTCTATGATGAAAACCCTGATAAGTTAGAAATGAGTTACGGTAAACTTGTTCCTATTCTTGTCCAGGCTATAAAAGAATTAAAAGCAGAGGTTGAATTATTAAAAGGCTAATGCAAATAACTGACGAACAAATACGACGTATAAACACAATTCTTAACTCGTTGCCTATTGCTTATATAGCACAGGTACAAGAAATCGTAAAGATATTCAACGAGAGTAAAGAGGAGGAAACAGATGAATAATGGCTCTATCTGACATATATCAAAAAGCTACATTAGTACAGATACCAAGCGGTTACAAGGCTGCTGATGCTGAATTGTATTCAGTTGTTCCTAATACTACCGCAGGGGATTTTACTGTTTCGGTAGCTGCAGATGCCACAAGAGTAAACAAAGATGGTTTAGTTGAAAGCGTAGCAGCAAACCAAGCAAGGCTTAACTATGACCCTACAAACCCACAAGACCCTACTTTACTACTAGAGCCTACAAGAGAAAATATATACACATATAGTCAAGATTTAGGTCAAGGAACTACACTTACTAACACATCAGTTGATAATGATAACACAACCTCTCCAAATGGCTCTTTGACAGGAAACAAACTAACACAAACAAGTGGTGCATCAATAAGAAAAACGTTAAGTTCTTTAAGTGGAACTTATGCTTTGTCGTTCTTTGCTAAAAAATCAGATTTAAGATATTTAAATGCAAGAACTTTATTTGTTCTTGATGGAACTACTCCTGCCAATGGCAACACTATTATCGACCTTGATACAAATACGATAGCATACAAAGGCACAAATGTAACAAGCGCAACAATAGAGCAATATCCTAATAACTGGATAAAAGTAGAAATAATAGCTACTGATAACGCCTCTGGAAGTGCTGACTTAATTGATTTCTTTTTTACTGATAGCGACACAAGCACTCAATCATCAGGTGTGGCAGGTAATGGATTTATGTGGGGTGTGCAGTTTGAAAGTGGTAGTTACGCAACTTCATATATACCAAACCTTTCGTTAGAAAGCACCACAAGAACACAAGATAGATGTATAAATGGTGGAGATGATGCTTTATTTAACGATAGCGAGGGTGTTTTGTTTGCGGATTTAGAGGCATTAGGCGAAGGAACAACGGTAAGGAAAATATCCCTTTCTAATGGCAGTACAGATTTTGTAAACTTTAATTTCAACGCAACTTCAGGTAGGGTTGATTTTGAGTTTGGTAGCACATCTAATAGCTTTTATATTGTAAATTCAACAGGACACACCTTAACTAATAGAAACAAAATAGCTATAAAATATAAGAGTGGAGACACAGATTGCTATATAAATGGAACTAGAGTTACAGGCAGTATTGGTACATTTACTTTAAGCGGTTTAGATAGACTTAATGCCGAAGGTAGAGCAACAAATGGCACACAAAGTATGTATGCTAAAATACATCAACTAATGGTATTCAACGAAGCACTAACAGACAGCGAACTAACAACACTTACAACGTAATGGAACTATTCAAGAAATACGAGTTTAGCTCTAAGGAACAGGCAGAGCAAAAGATTGCCTCGCTTCCACATAGCAAGATAGACGGACACTCTTACTTGGAGGGTAACCACGCTATTGTCCATATAGGACATATCGTTACTAAT